CATTACTCACACCTGGCCACATCCTACGAAAAGCTCTGACATGTAAGACAGTGGATGTTCCCCGCCTACAGAGTGCGCTGAAACTCTGCAAGGTCATGACGGAGCAGGCTAAAGCCGTAGGCTTATTAACGGACTGTTCACTTCCTAACGACGGCGTCAGTCCCCTAACAGCTACGCTGTTGGCCGTCACATCGTTGACAGTTGGGTTGATCGTAGGTTGGGCCCTGGTCCCTGACTTCTCTATGCCCTAAATAATTCGGAGCATTTTTTCATTTCGTTTAGGGCCTCTACTCCACTTCCACCCCCACCGTTAAATCAATTACGTTTCCAGGCCCCCTCCTTCCTGACACGCTACCCCAATGAACGACATCGAACTCGTAGCCCTTGCCAACGCCATGCAAGGAATCGACACACAAGCCACCATATCCCTCCCTCCAGGCTGCTGGTCAAACCCCCAGAGAGCTGCCCTCGCAGGTGCCATAGCCAAAGCTCACGAAGCCGGCCAAGCTGACGAAGTCGGAGTAGCCCTCGCTCTCGGTGAAACCTCAGATACCTACCGCTCAGTAGGCGGCCTCCCGGGACTACTAAACCTAACAAGCCATTTCGCTGGAGGCAGAACCGACCTGGAGACAATCAGACAGGCTGGAGAAAGACGCTCCACTGACTCAGCCATCGAGGCTGCCTTATTGGCCTCCTCTCAGGCTACCTCTCCCTCGGCAGCGCGTGACGCCGCTATCGCTGCCCTCCTGACCATCGAGTCAGCCGGGAAGTCAGAACGCGCCCCTACAAGCCTCAACGCCTCCTTAGCCACTGTCATGGAGTCAAGCCGTCAGGCCCACTTAAACCCCGGCGCCGATGAAGGTGTCCCCACAGGCTTCGAGAACCTCGACTACATCTTAGGGGGCTGGCAACCCGGGGCTGTGTACATCTTGGGCGCAGGAACCGGCAGAGGTAAGTCCGTCATGGCTCTCAACTGTGCCGTGGCTGCCGCGAAGGCTGGGCGTAACGTCCTCTACGTGTCCCTCGAAATGGGACACTCAGACCTCACCCGTAGATTGATAGCCGCCGAAGCCAGAGTCCCACCTGATGCCATCAGGTCTGGAAGACTCAGCAATGAGCAGATTGATTCTATACAACAAGCCTCACACAAACTCTCAAGCCTGCCTGGAAGCCTTGATATTATGGACAACGTCCACGTCGAAGCCGAAAGACTCACAGGCATCGTGAGAACCGCTGCCGCATCAAGGCCCATCCACCTCGTCGTTGTTGACTATCTTCAATTACTGAGATGCGAGAGCACGTATAGCCGAGAGAGGGAAGTGGCATCTATCAGTGCAGGGCTTCTCTCTGTCTCAAGGCACTGCGATGTGCCCGTCATCGCCTTGAGCCAACTCAATGACCAGGGGTTGGTTAGGGAATCGAGGACTGTGGAACATGACGCATCAGCGGTTTTACGGATAGACTATGAGGATGATGCCTGGGTTCCCGGCTCTGGCAGCGTTGACTGCCATCTCCGGGTTCTTAAGAACAGACACGGAAGAACCGGAAGCCTTGCCCTCACATTCGAGAGAAAGCACCAACGGTTCGTTGAGAGGATTTATGAATGAAGTACGTAGTACTCACAGTTCTATTTATGGGGTGCGGTACGCCAACGCTTGATTGGCAAAGCCGATTCATCGCTGACAAATGCATGAAATGCACAGACTGCTGCATCGCCACAGGTAAAGACCCACAAGCCTCGTGCGAGACCCTACTCAAAAACGCAGGCGTCGGTGAGAACGATGACGAGAGATATAAAACGTGCGTGGCGTGGATAAGCGAAGGCCCCGCGTGCAAAGAAGAAACAGGAACACCATGTTACCCGTTTGTGGAGGGGCGATGAATGAGTCCAGAAGAATACAATATAAGAGAAATACAAAACGGGAACTTCACCCAAATCATGCTCGCGAGGCTCGTTGAGTTTTGGCAAGGAACACACAGCCTTGAACCTGACGGGAAGTGCGGACCCAATACCCAACAAAGCCTCATCGACTCCATCTTTGAAGACGATGGCGATATCGGGCCACTCGCAGCCGCAGCACTCGATGTCGCACGCAGGGAAATCGGGCACGGTGAAGAGGGTGGAAACAACTCAGGGCAATTCGTCGCCAAGTACCACCGCATCGATGACGATGGAGATGACGACGATGATGGCTCATGGTGCGCAGCCTTTGTGTCATACTGTTTCGAGGAAGGGGCGAAAGCCCTCGGTATCGAGATGCCGTTCGATAGAAGCGGGGGCGCCAAGAAACTCTTCAGCAATATCGCAGCCACCGGAAGCACAGTCGAAGATCCAAAACCCGGAGACGTCATCTGCTGGGACAGGGGCACACCAGGCTCCTGGCAAGGGCATATCGGCATCGTTGAATCGTCAGCCGATGGCGTATTACACACAATCGAAGGAAACGTCGGAGCATACCCAGCGAAAGTTAAACGCCTGAGCTACGACCTCAATGAACTACTCCTAAGCCCAGATAGCCGATGGGAAGGCTTCGCACGCTGCGCAGAAGGAAGCGCACTCGTCGAAGTTCACGCCTACACAGAGGAATGAGATGAAGACGCTACGCGCATGTATTGAATGCGACAAGATGTACCGGGGGCCACTGCAATGCCCCATATGCAAGGCTCCCGGCGAGCCACTGCCACAGGCAGACGTGGAAACAAGAGAGGAACATAATGGATACAGAGAACGAAATCGTCACAGTCATCGACGGGGACTCAGATAGACCGCCAGGGGGCATGGTCTGGGGAAGCTTCTACGAGACAGTTGCATCAATCAAAGACTCACTCAAGGTGACACATGACATTGCCAATGGTCTCGAAGCGTCCATCACATTCACCGAAAGCATCAAGGCCCTACTCCTCATCTCAGAGGCAGAACTCAAAGTTACGTCAGAACTGGCGGGTGGCGAGTCTTACAGCGAGGCAAGCCCAAGCCTACAGGCTGCTGTTGCCCTGACAAGAGGGGCTCGGCACAACCTACACACAGAATCAAACGACCTTGACGCCGTTAAAGGAATCGTAGACTTCCTGACAACAGCTTCTCAAATCATGGGGATGGACGATGGCGGCGACGGTTGCGATGTACACCGGGCAATGTGCGGGCGGATTATCAGACATTGGGACATCGCGGCTGAAAAGGAGACGCAACACTGAGAAAAGCTTCAAAGAAGGGAAGCTCTTCAAGCGTATAAGCCAACACCCACAACGCGATGGCTCGAAACCCTGCTACTTCTGCGACTCAGAAGACTACCAATACGACAAAAGAACAGACTTCTGCTGGGCTCCAGAGTGTATGACCCTGCTCGTTCTGGGCCTCCGGGAGAAAATCCCCAAGCTAAACAGGGTTCTACGCCAGATTGCAGAGCACACAGGCTCGGATATCAAAGACGCGGCATACGAAGTGGCCATCACCACCCTCCTCTCCAAAGCAAGAGAGATGCGGAAGAGAAAGCACGTAGGCGCATTCTTCAAGCCGAAGATTGTCTACTACAGAGCACTCAACGTCTTAGCCAAAATCGAGGCCCAGAAGAAAAGAGAGGGCGAAACCGTAAGCCTCGCCTACGAAATGATTGATGACATCATCGACGACGGGGGCCTGTTTACCGCAGCATCCACGAGCCCACTACTCAGACTCAAAGTCGTCAGGCTTATCCAGGAAATTGAAGAACAGGTCGGGCGCCCATACGTCTACCTCCTCCTGGGGTTGATAACGGCTGTTGACTTCCGTAAGCTAACAGGGTGTACCCGCGCCACATTTGTCGAAGACATGAACGAAATAAAGGAGATTGCGGCAGCGCACTTCACTGCCGACTTTTATCGTGGATAAATTAGGTCTCAGCAAGTTCGTTTCACGCAAGTACCTGGCCTGGGCCGTCGGGACCGTTCTCTTCGTCCTCAAGATGCTCACAGCCAAAGAATGGCTCATCCTTACCGCCGTGTTCGTCGGTGGACAGTCCGTCGTAGACGCCGCGAAAATGCTCAGGGGACGTAATGAGTAGCGACAGCAAAACACTCTCTCAAGTCATCGCATCATTGCCAGGACCAGACCTCGATGATATTGGTATCAAGGAATTGGTGCTGAGACTCATCGTCGAAACGCCAATGGATTCACCCGACGGAAAGAACGCATCGCGAGCCAAAGTGAAGCTCGATGCACTCAGGCTGCTCGCGGACATCAACAAGAACAACTCAGCGGCAGAAACACACCAAGACCTTCTCTCTATCCTGGCAGGCGAAGAATGACGGACACAAACGAGGAACTCATCAACCACCGTCTCGGCGTTCTCGAAAGCGACGTCAAAGACCTGACGGCCAACATCTACGAACTGACCACCAGCGTCAAACTGTTGGCGTCAGGAATGGTCCAGGTTAAATGGGTCGGGCTCGCCGCTGCGGGTAGTGTCATCACCCACATGGTTAAAGCCATCGTCACCGTAAGCTAGGTGCAATACTCAGACTCCGACCTTGAACAGCTACGGAGATGCAAAGACGACTTTGCCTACTTCTGCAAATTCGTAAAAATAATCAACAAGGGAGGAGCACTCGTTAAGTTCAGGCTTAACGCCTCCCAGCAAATGCTTCACGAGGCCCTCAAGAAGAATCGTTGGCAGATTGTTCTAAAGGCCCGACAGACGGGGACATCGACTTTTGTTGCGGCTTACTACCTTCATAAAGCTCTGTTCAACAGAAATCACCGTGTCGCTATTGCGGCGCATACTCTCGAAGCTGTGCGCCAAATCTTCAACATATATCAAACGATTTATGACAATCTTCCGGCGCAACTAAGACTCGAATGTACAAACGAGAACGCAAACGAACTCCGGTTCAGACATGGCTCTCGAATAAAGGTCGGCACCCCAAACGGGTTCCGTGGGTCGACCTACCAAAGCATCCACGCCTCAGAAGCCGCGTTCTGGAAAAGCCCCGACGAAGATATCGCAGCCCTGTTACAGACCGCTGGCGAAAACCCGACAATCATCTTCGAGAGCACGCCCAACGGCCTCAACCACTATCATAACCTCTGGACCACAGAGTCAGGCTACGACAAGACGTTCATCTCCTGGCTCATCGAACCCAGCTACAACCAGACAGAAGAACCGGCACCGCCCCCGTCAGACTCAGAGAAAGAGTTCCTCCACTCTCTCCCACCCCTGACAAAACGACAGAAGAACTGGGCGATACACACCCTCAGAACGAAGTGCGCCAACTCTACAGCCACGTTCAGACAGGAATATGCTGGTGACCCCGTATCTTGCTTCATCAGCAGCGGTGAGCGCGTCTTCGACCTGGCCTATCCCGGCGCCAAAGTAGCCCCAGGTCTCATCGAGTACGAGGACCCCAACGCCATGCAGCCATATCTCATGGGCGTCGATGCCGCCGAAGGTGGACCACAAGGCGACTACTCAGCCTTCGTTGTCATGACACGGGCTAAACCGCCTAAGATTGTCGCCACATACTATCAAAAGGAACCC